GGAGGCGTTTGTGAAAGCATCAGTCGCATCTCCCAAAGCTCCGTAGTTTATCTCGCCAGAGTAATAGGTGTCGCCCGTAAGCAACCGAGCCAAGATGGCCCGCCCAGAAGTAGGGATGATATTATGACCTACCTGGTAATTAGTAATCAGGCCGAGCTTGGTGTAGTAATTAAGCATCTCGTCCTTGCCTCTTTGAACGAAGTCCTGGACGGCATTGACTAATTGCTTAAATATTTCTGTGCCTTCAACAATATCGGCTCTGAAACAGAACTTGTGATGCTCGCCTTTGATGGCGATATTTTCAAAATGTTGTTTAATCTCTTTCATATTTTTTAGTAAAGTTTCATTGAATAGTCTAATCTCCCTTGCCTCTTAGTATCCGCTTGGGATGTTGGGTGATATACGGCCAGCACCCAGTCTGGCTCTGTCCCGTTGGCGATATGATTTTCAGCTATCGTTATCTCCTGAAAATCCTCAAAGGGAGCGACAACAGTGTGTTCTTCGGCTATGTTAACCGTTTCGCTGTGAAGGAAGGCATCCTCGCTGATTTCCAATTCATCAATATCCGATGTCTTTGGTGTCAGCAGTCGGGCCAATATCTCAATTAAGCCATAGGTCTTTCCGCTAATACATTGAACGCTATAACCGAAAGTGTTGGTATCAATAGGGGCAAAAGTGATGGTCTTGATTATCAGGTCATCGGCACACCCCCTCCTGGTGCTGGTCAGCGTAATGTTCATCCCGACCCGTAGCCCTGCGGTCCGTGTTTGGAACGAAGCATCTACGGCTAGGTTAGCGTAGGCGTATAATTCCCCATCGGCTCTTTCTCTGGCGGTGTCGTTATCCTTAATGCTCTCGTCCCTAATCAATTTTTCTATCGCCCCGTATAAAGCAATGGAGGCGACATCTTCTGAAATTGCGAACACTCTAAGCCTCGGATTACCAGAGAATTCAACCACATCCGCATCGGCCAGATTATTCTCAAAGTAGAATGACCTGTCATTGAAATTGTAGAGAACATCCACGCTGTCAAAAGTGTCTAAGGTATCAATGCCGACTGTTTTCGGCACGCTGTTCACGCTTATCGTTAAATTACTGAACTTGTATGGAAGCAGGAATGACTTAGTATCGTTGCCGACAACTGTGATATTATCCGTAAAAACATTCCCGTCATATTCTCCGCCCCTGACCTTGACCCGATTTACTGTGTTTGCCCCGTCAGATTTTCTTTCCAAAGTCTGATAGACATAATTTCCGCTGGTATCTGTCAGGTTATAAGGGGCAGGATATTCGCTTTTACTGAAGAAATGGATGCCCTTGTTGACATCAACATACCATTCATAGCCTACAATTTCGGCCAACCTCTTGATACATTCGCTCGGCTTCAACTGATTAAAGACGATTTTTTCTATCAAGAAAGTGGACAAAACATTGTCGGTATTAAATCCCTGGGCGTAATCGGCACATATCTGCGTGATGATTTCCAGGATAGTCTTGTTCAAAAATATTCTGGCCACCAAACGCTTATCAAGCAGAGCCGTGTAGTCGGAGCATTTTACTTCGTAGAGAAATCCGTCCGCCCCAGTTTCAACTTTTTGGACTACATTCTGAACGATGCCTCCGAATATTTGGTCAGCTCCGTCCCAGACTTCAACTACATCCGAAAAATTTACCGATAAAGTCCTTCCGCCGTATTTTCTATATTTAAAAGAGCAGGTATCAACTTGCGAGGTCAGGTTTTGGACCACATTTAAGCTGTCCCAAATGATGTTGTCCGTTATATCTACATTGTTGATTTTTACTAAAATTGCCATACATATTATAATCCTACCCCGTTCAAATTAAGTTGACGGGACAAGTTGTCCCCTATCATTCTCACAAATTCATCCATTCCATTTCTTCCGACCACAGTATTTCCGCTAATATAAATATTGATACCACCGCCGAAACCGCCCTTATCTAACGGCACAACTGCTTCAGGTCCAGCTTCGCCTATCATTGCCAGTGTCGGGCTATTAACGATGCCACCTTTAGCTAATAACGGGATGCTCGGTATCTGCGGAATAGAAACTCCTGGGATAACATTGCCAGCCTTGGCGATGTCGTTGACCCTTTTAATAAAGCCGTTTATCTTTTCAATAATCCAGTTGATGCTATTTTTTATGGTGTTTTTAATTCCTTCCCATACGCCAACGACAGTTCCGCCGATGCTATCCCATAAAGATTTCCAGGCATCGGTCAGTGGCTTGGTGGCTGTTTTAAAAATTGCCTTTATAAATTCAAATCCTTTGGTTATCGCCTGGGTTATTTTGATAAACAATTCAGACAAGAAAGCCCAGGCAGTGCTTAACGCTGTCTTGATAGTTTCAACGACCGCAATAATATCAATGCCCATAGCATCAAACGCCGTGATGACGATACCTAATATCAAGGCGACAGCAAAATTAAAAATGTTCTTGATAGTTTCCCAAACTCCTTGGAAGAAGCTGACTATGCCGTCCCAAATCCTCTTGGCAAAAGCACTAACTTCGTCCCAGTGTTTATAAAGCATAACCCCGACAGCGATTAACGCTCCGATGGATACGACTATCAACCCGATAGGGCTTATTAAAAAGGCCAGGATAGAACCAAGAATGGTAAATCCCGTGATGATGCTCGGCAAAACAAGGCCCAAGAAGCCGACTACGGCCACGACCCCAGCCAAAGCACCGCCTATTAAAATGATTTTCTGTATTAAATCTGGGTTTTGTGTGGCCCAGTCCAGCATTTTTTGGATGACGGGAGTGATGGTGGTCAGTAAATTTTGAATAATTGGAAGCAAAGCCTGCCCGATACTCTCGCTGACATTGCCTAATTGGACCTTGACCTTAGCCAACTGACCTTCAAAAGTGGTCAAGGCGACATCGTTTGTATATTTTAAATTCTGTTGAAAGCCTTCATTGATAGCTTTTACCTTCTCCAACGCCGTTCCAGTGGCGATTATGGCCTTCTGGGCTTCAGTGAAGCGGATACCAGACTTCTCCAAGACCCCGAATTGCCCGTTTAAAGCCTTAGCTATCATATTGGCCGTATCAGCCAACTGTTCTCCACTGGCGTTCACGCCGAACTGATTAACAGCCAAATCGGACAAGCTACTAGCTAATCCTTGAACGGCCTGATTACTTAATCCGAAAGTGGAAAGCTGGGCCAACCCCATCCTGATACCATCCCCATCCAAAACACCCTTTTTTTCAAGGGCATCGGCCAACGCTTCTGTTTGTTTCAACTGCTCCTGTGTGGCGTGTGAAACATTTATGACCGCATACTCCAACTGCTTTGCACTCTTTTCCGCTTCCCCAAAGTCAGATATTCCCTTAACAGCGAAAGCCGTAATCGCACCCAAAGCCACAGACCCAGCAGTAGCCATCTTTTTGAAAGACGGCTCTAAGTCTTTTAACTTGCCATTGATACCATCTAACTTTTTGCTGGTTTCATCTTTGGCAGTAATCAATATTTGTAGCTCTCTATTTTCGGCCATACTTTTTTTGGTTTGCTTTTTCAAGCAGATTTCTGACTGATATTATGTCTATGTAAGTTTGGATGTCATCGCAACTCTCTTTCCTTATTTGGCTTGGAAGCCATCCATAGGTTCGGCTCAACATCTCCATCAGCATCTCGGAGGAGGGGTTTTTATGCCCCTCCAGTTGAGATTTGATTTCGCTATCTGTTAAGCTTTTTTTTTAGTCAAGGCATCAACGGCATCAAATACCATATCGCCGTCATCGGCACTCAAGGCATCCATCCATTCACGGGAAAACTGCTTTATCTGCCCATCCGCCCCTGCGATTTCTTTAATACACAATTCAAGCAACTTATATTGTCTTTCTGAAAGAACCGACATATCGTAGCTTTTTAGCCCAGAGTTATCTATCTTCACGCCCGATGCCAAAACGCTTTCAATTTTCTGCTTCTCTCCCCAGGTCAAGAACGGGATTATCTTGACGATTTCTCCGTTTGACATGGTTAATGATTTCATTTCGTTTTCCATAAAATTGTTTTCTGTCCAGGCAGTTGAATTAGGTGGACAGAACTACCCATTCAACTGTCGGAACAATTTATCGTTAATAAATTATTTAAAAGAATGTTCTGACCGCCTCCTTAAATCTTTTCCAAAAATCGTATAGCTTCCAATAGGAAACGCCCAAAATGTATCTTAACTTAGGCACTAATCGGCGTGTCATATTCGGCGACTGTGTTCTGAAGAGCAATAGTGCTTTGTTCAGCATCAGTAGCGTTGAAATAAGCCTTGAAACCGATGTCCTCAATAACCAATTCGTCCGCTCCACCGCTTCTATCCCAGCTATTTATCGCCACTCTGTTCAAGATGATGGTGATAGTCGGGTAAAGAACTCCCGTGATAGCGTTCGCACTGGTGATGGTGATGGACATATACTTGTAGGTATCGGACTGATACAGGGTCTTGAAAGTATTATCCACGAAGTTCTTTTTGATAGTTCCCTCAATGGCCATCTTGGCGTTGTAAAGGTCGTCTGGGTTATAAGAACCAAGAACGAAATCGTTAATCAAGCCAGTGTCAAAGGTGATGCCAAATTCCTTGGCACTGATGGCACTCGCTCCAGCCAAGCCAGCTTCGGTATCGGCTATCTTAATCACTATATCCTTGCCGATGAAGTCGTAATCGGTCGCATAAGATGGGCTGGAAGCGTTGACCGCCGAGGTCTTGCCCATAAAGCTCGCCTTATAGCGAAGGTAATCATCAACAACAGCGTTGATTTCCAGCTTACTAAGCATACAGTTGTTGAAAACCAACTGTTGAACACCGCCGTCCTTGGCAAAAATTGACAGGGAAGGATGAACGATAGACTGGGCCAAGGCAAAGAGATGCGAATAAACGCTTCCCGATACTAAGGCCTCGGTATCCGTTCCATAAAGGTTATAAAGCAGGTAGCCGATGTTATTGACCCCGATGATACCCTCCAGGTCGCCTTCTACCCATTTTTTGACAACCCTACGGCCATCTTGGTCCTCAAGCTTGCCGTGAACGCTGTCGTCCTCCTTGGTTTCCGCCATATCTATAATATGAGCGGTGGTGTTTTTGAGCCACGCTTCAGGAGTTCCCTGGGCTACGCCCCTCACGGCTTCTACACCCAAGCCGATTTCTAGTTGTCTGCCGATTATTTCTGACATAAATTTATGGTCTTATTTCAACTTAGTCGTTTAAATTGAGATAAGAAATTTCTTATTATTAGTTATTTG